GAGCAAGGTAGTAAGATATTTGCTGCAATTAACAAAAGATTATATAGAAGTTTAAAAAAAGAATATACAAAACTTTATGCTTTAAATGCTCACCATCTTTCTGATGCAAAATATAAAGAAATTATGGATGATCCAGAAGCAGATGCTAAAAAAGATTTTGAATTATATAGTATGGATGTTTATCCTGTATCAGACCCTTCTTTATCTAGTGATCAACAACGATTAAATAGATCTATGGTTATGCACCAACTCCCTACAGTTGATATGAGAGCTGCTGATGAGTATACATTACAATCTATGAGCTTAGATCAATCAACTATTGATAGATTATTACCAAAACCAGACCCTAGTGCACCCCCTCCTCCAGATCAACAACTTATTTTAGCGCAAATTCAACTAATTAATGCTCAAATAGTTGAAATGGGGCACAAAATGACAGTGCTGGCTCAAAATGCTAGTATTGGACAACAAGATATGGCATTAAAAGCTGCTATGACAGATTCACAAATACAAGAATCTGCTGCTAGAACAGTTAAAATGCAAATTGATGCTTCTCATGGTGATAGTAAAGTTGCTATTGCTGCGGCTAAACTTAATTCTTCTGATTTAATGAAGGGTGCTCAATTTAATCATAAACAAGAACTAGATCAAGCTAAATTAGTATTAAATTCTATGGATGCTAAAACTAAAGCAACTAAAGTAAGTACAGATTTAACTAAAACACTTATTAAAGATAAGACTGAGAATAAAAAAATAGAGTTGGATGCTAAAGAAAAAGGAATACCAAAATATTCTGAACATGATATTTTACATACGGCCAAATTAAAGGGATTATCTCCTGAACAGGTCAGAAATATTCTGAAAGAAAAGGATAAATCATGAGAAAGAAACCTGTTGAATTAGTAGATTTATTACCCGAGATGATTAATGTAGATGATACAACAGATCCTGGTCTCGAGCCATTTAAAATACCTAATATGGATATACCAAATAAAGTTCCTAAAATTGAATCATATATGCCGATAATACCTGATAATATGGCACAAGGATATCAAGAATTTAAAACAAGAAATCCAATGGTTAATATAGATGATTTAGGGATTATGACTCCTGATGACGCGACCCCCGCAGATTTATTGCCAGATTATGAAAATGTAGACGATCTACAAGGATTTAATACATGAAAATAGACATTAGTAATTTTAGAACTTGGAAAAAAGATCCAATTACAATTGCCTTATTTAAAGCTTTAGAAGACGTAAGAAAAAATATTGAAAGTGGTATGATCAACGCTAACAATATCCTCGCCGAGGATTGCCAATCACGTATGACTAAATTATTGGGCATGCGAGAAGGAATTGATCTAGTGTTAGAGATAACTTGTGAAGACTTAGACGATGGAGACGACTTAGATGTTGAAGAGACAGATAAAACCAGCAGGACATAGAGTTTTGGTGAAGTTAAAAAGAGTAAGTGAAGTAAAAGAAGTCACTTATGGAGACCAAAAAATTATTGTTGAAGTAAAAACCAACAAGAAATTGAATGCAGAAAAACTTAGTACTCAAGAAGCTAGAATTGTAGCTTTAGGGCCTACAGCTTTTAAAGCATTTGATGATGGGCACCCATGGTGTAAAGAAGGAGATCTTGTCATGATTTGTCGATATTCAGGTGATGATAGAACTGATATTGAAGATGATGAAATCTATAGAATTATTAATGACGAAGATGTTCAAGCAATTTTTGTAGGAGAATGATATGTCAATAGAAGACGAAATTAAAACAGAACTAAAAGCTCAGGGTATTATTGAAGATAAAGAACAACATGAAGAAATTATAGAAGAACCTGTAGACCATTCTGGTAAAGATTATACAGCTTTTGAAAAAGAACAGATGGATAAAGGTTGGAGTCCTGATGGTGTTAAATCAGCAGAAGAATATGCTCGCACAGAACCTCTATATGAAGAAATCAAAGCTCGTGGTAAACAATTAAAACAAATGCAGAAAGCTATTGATTCTTTAACAGAGCATATGACCAAACAAGAAAAATTAGCGTACAATAGAGCTTTAGATACATTACGAAAAGAAAAAGAAGAAGCTGTTTTAAGAGGTGACTTACAAACTGTTACACAAATTGAACATGAACAAGCAAAATTAACCGCAGTTCCAGCATCTATTCCTGAAGCTGATGCTTTCACAGACAAATATGGACATATCTTTAAATCTCCTGGATTTGAAGAAATGGAAATTGCTGAATTCGTTAAACAACGTGATATTGATTTAATGTCTAGAAAATTATCTCCAAAAGATCATATGCAAGCACTAGAAGAACATATGGTAAAACGATTCCCTAATTATTTTAATAAAAAAGAAGTCGTTAGTAGAGATAATTCTTATGTTGAAATGGGGGATGGTGATAATGTAGCCAGAAAATCATCTAATAGAAAATATTCTTTTAATGATTTATCATATGAACAGAAGAAGGTAGCACAAGATTTTAAATCTCGTGGTATAATGACTGTAGAGAAATACATAAAAGATTTAGTTGACTTAGGTGAACTTAAATAATTTAGATGGAGTTATGAGTATGACTAATAAACATTTAGACAGTAGTAAAAGGCCACAGAGAACGCCATTACATAAGCAGCGAGCATTAGCAGCCACTCATCGGGAAGGATGGGAAAGACGGTATGTTAATGAAACTCCTGATAGAATTGAATCTTACATGCAAGCAGGTTGGACTCCAGTAATGGATAAAAATGCTAATAGTAGCGATGAAAGAGCTCAATCAGAATCTCAATTAGGCTCAGTAGTACGAAAAGTAGTGAATAAAGATATCAATGCTTCTTGTCGAACAGCAATTTTAATGGAGATTCCAAAAGAAATTTATGATGAAGATCAAAAAGATAAACAAAAAGAAATTGATCGCGTCGAGGCTTCATATGACCCAAGTAAGTTTGCCCAATCCGGTGCAGATTATGGGGATATGGAGATTAAATAATTTATTAAAGGAAAAAACAAATGGCAAATTTAAACGCGCCACGCGGTTTTGAACCTGTACGACACTCTGATGGTAAACCTTACACAGGCCAATGCAATCGGTATTATAAAGATGCTACAGCCGGTATTATTGGCGTAGGCGATCCTGTAATTCGTGTTGTATCAAGTTCCGATCCCTACGGTGGCCCTGAAATCGTTCGTGCTACAACTGGCTCTGCTATTACTGGTGTTGTTATTGGTATTGAACCTGTCCTAGGAAATCTAAGTCAAGTAGGTTACTTAGCTGCTGCTGATATTGGTTATGTATTAGTTGCTGATGACCCAAACCTACTCTTTGAAGTACAAGAGGGTGGAGCAGGCACTGCACTAGCTGTTACAGATGTTGGTAAACATATTAATAGCGTCACTGCATTAAATGCAGATACAACTATTGGTCGTTCTAAATATCAAATTGATAATAATGCTAAAGCTACAAACAACACCTGGATTATCGTAGGTCTTTCTCCAAAATCAGATAACGCTGTAGGAACATATGCTAAATGGTTAGTTAGACCCAACTTGCATACTGAAGTTAATGCTAGTGCTACCAATGTTACGGAGATATAATATATGATAAATACAGGTGCGATTTCCAAGGCCTTGCGCCCTGGAGTAAATTCCTGGTTTGGTCTTGCTTATAATCAATATCCAGAAGAATATAAACAAATCTTCGATACAATGATGTCATCAATGAATTTTGAAGAAGATGTTAATGTTAATGGATTTGGTTTAGCAGCAGTAAAACCAGAAGGCATGGCTTTATCATATGATAGTATGCAACAAGGGTTCTTGAAACGCTATGTTCATGTTACTTATGCATTAGGTTATGTAATTTCTAGAGAAGCTATTGAAGATAATCTCTATATTAAATTAGCTCAACAACGTTCTGAAGCTTTGGCTCGTTCTATGAAACAAACTAAAGAAAACGTTGCTGCTAATATTCTAAATAGAGCATTCAATAGTTCTTATACTGGTGCTGATGCTTTAGAACTTTGTTCTACAGCTCATTTACTTTCTAAAGGCGGTACTTTCTCTAACAAGATTGCTACAGCTGCAGATTTAAGTGAAGCATCTTTAGAACAAGCTCTTATTGATATCGCAGGTTTTGTTGATGATGCAAATCTTCGAATGAGTGCTCGCGGAATGAAATTAATTATTCCTCGCCAACTTCAATTTGAAGCTCAACGTATTCTTAAGAATATGGATCGTCCAGGAACTGCTGAAAGAGATATTAATGCTATGGTTAGCCTTGGTATGTTGCCAGGTGGTATTGTAATGAATCATTATCTAACTGACACTGATGCATTCTTTATTAAAACTGACGTAGCTGAAGGTCTAAAACATTTCTCTCGTAGAGCACTAGAAATCAAAGATGATAGTGACTTCGATACTGAAAATGTTAAGTTCAAAGCTTCTGAAAGATTTTCTTTTGGATGGACTGATCCTCGCGGAATATATGGAAGTCCTGGTGCTTAAATCAACAGTCCAGAATTTAAAAACCTCTGGACTTTATCCAATTATATGATAGTATTCGAATAAAGAATGCTATAATATACTTGAACGCAAAGAAATAGTTAGAATTGGCCTCTTTATGGGGCCAGCTCTTCTCAAGTTTAACAATTAATTATAGATAACTATAATAATGGAGAAATAAAATATATGCCAATTTCAAATTACCCACATGGATTTGCCAACGGCCTTACGGTACGTGGACTCCCTATTAATTTAGCTCATCCAGGGAAAGTATTCTTCTTAAATAACTCCGCAGTAGTTGCCGATGGCGGTATTGGTGGTAGTGATGGTAATCTCGGAAGTTATCAAAAACCATTCAGCACATTAAGTGGTGCTATGGCCTCCTGTACAGCTAGTCGTGGTGATATCATCATGGTTATGCCTGGACATGCCGAAACAATTTCAAGTGCTACAGCTCTAACACTCAGTGTTGCTGGTGTTGCTATTGTAGGTTTAGGTGTAGGGTCTCTAAGACCAACATTTACCCTAGATACAGCTAATACAGCTACTATTAATGTTACAGCAGCTAATATTTCAATTAGTAACTGTCTATTTGTAGCTAATTTTTTAGCTATTGCAGCTTTATTCACTACAACTACAGCTAAAGGCTTCAGTTTAAATAATTGTGAATTTAGAGATACTTCATCAGTTCTTAATTTTAAAGCTATTGTTGATACTAGTGCTACTTCCAATAATACTGATGGTTTAGCTATTATTGAATGTCAAATGAATGGTTTAGGCACTACTTCTGGTTCATGTCTTGTAAAAATGAATGGAACTAATCGTGGTTTAACTATTAAAGACAGTATTGTTAAACATGCTGCTACAAGCACTGCAGGTTTAATGCCTATTGCCACAGGTAAAGTAGTTACAGATGTAGAGATTAGCAGAAATGTTATTAGTTTAGTTGGTGCTCAAGCAGCAACTACAGGTATTATTATTACTACTGATGGAACTACTAATGCTGGTATTATCAGATATAATCTAATTACAAGTTTAGATGACACATCTGAAATCTTAGTAACAGCATCTTCTGGTTTCATGTTTATGGAAAATAAATACTCTAGTTCTGTTGCATTGTCTGGCTACCTACTACCAGGTGCTGATTCTTAATAAAAAGGGGGCGAAAGCCCCTTCTTACATTATTATAAACAGCTAAAAGAGGAGATTTATTTTGGCTAATACAATAACAAACACTAGATTACTAGCTAATGAACAAAGAGTTATACAATATATTTGTATTGCGAGTGATGGAACTCAAGAAACAAACACAATAATTTATAATAGCAGTGCTGTAGCAACAGCTATCGGAATAGCGGACCCTTTAAAATCTACTATTATACGGGCAAGATATGTATCTAATGCTGCATTAGGTGTTGTAAATTTAGATTTTGACGCTTCTACAAAAGTCCTAGCCTTAGCAATGCCGTATAATGGTTACAGTATGGATATGAATTTTAAAGATATAGGCGGATTAAAAAATACAGCCGGAACAGGAATTACAGGTAATATTCTATTAACTACTACTGGTTTAGCTTCAGGCAATAAAATTACTTTAATATTAGAAGTTAGACCTAATTAATGCCAATAGAAAGGAAAACTGGTCCAGGATATGCCTATATATTATGTGATGTATGTGGTAGAAAGATCAGACAAAAAGATGCAATATTAATAACTGATAGATATAATACTCAGTCGAATTTACTCGTCTGTAAAGATGATGCTGATAAAACTAATCCTCAGAATATTCCATTTTCTATTTCCGAATTAAATATTATTAATCCTAAATTAGTAAGAAGTGAAGCACCAGATACTAATATTGTAAATCCTTATGATAATAGAGTTCCGAGTGCTCCTCAATTAGCAATAGCTACTATACATCCTATTAATAGTACTATTATATTACAATGGCAAGGTCCGGTAAATGCTGGAAGTGGCCCAATTATCGGGTATCAAATAACTCGGGCAAAACCACAACTAACTTTGGATGAGACTATTGAATCCAATACAAATATTAACTCAACATATTATGAAGATTTAACGGGAGATATTTCTGTAGATTATTCATATACAATAGCAGCTATTAATACATTTGGTATGGGGCCTTCTACTATTGCGTACTATCCAGTAAACCGGTCAGATACTGTTCTAGGCCCAACAGATAAATACTTAATAACATCACAAACTAGTTATACAATAACTAATGGTAGTGGTGCATACATATTAGCAGGGAATACATAATGACAACTACAGTTAAAGTACAGGATTTAACAGGTTTAGGAGTAATTACTGCCGGAGATAAATTAGTTGGTGAACGTGTAGCCGGTACAACTTCTCTTATAACTTATTCTGATATTGGTAGTACAGCTCGAACTACTGTAGGCACTTTAACTACAGGAGTGTGGAATGCAACAACAATAGCACCTGGTTATGGTGGTACAGGTATTGCTTCTTATAGTACTAATTCAATGTTATATGCTACAGGTGCTACAACCTTAACACAATTAACTGCTGTAGCTAATGCTGTTCTTTCTTATAACGGTTCTGGTGTACCTAGTGCTTCTACTACATTACCCTCTGGTTTAACAATTCCAGGTTACCAAGCCACGCTAACTCCTGCAGCCCTTACTAAAGTAGACGACACTAATGTTACATTAACTCTTGGTGGAACACCTGCCACAGCTCTTTTACAAGCGTCATCTCTCACTCTAGGTTGGACAGGTCAATTAGGCCTAACTAGAGGCGGTACAGCAGCAAGTTTAACAGCATCTAATGGTGGGGTAGTCTATTCCACTGCAAGTGCCTTAGCGGTGCTCTCAGGAACTGCTACAGCTAATAAAATGCTGTTATCAGGATCAAGTACAACTCCTACATGGAGTACTTCTACAATACCAACTAGTGCTGGTGCAACAGCAAATAAATTATTATTATCTGACGGCACAAATTATGTACTATCAACCCCCACTTTCCCTAATGCTTCAGCAACTTCTGGTAAAATGATTAAATCTGATGGTACTAATTGGACTGCTAGTACAGAAACTTATGCAGTGCCTGGTACTGCAGGTAATTTACTTCGTTCTGACGGCACTAATTGGACTGCTGCTAAAGCAACTTTAACTACTGATGTTACAGGAGTATTACCTGTTGCTAATGGCGGTACTGCTGGGTCAACGACTGATGCTGCTAAAATTGCTTTAGCAGTAATAAGTGCTACTACAGGTTCGGAGATTCTGCCTACTGGAACAACAGCACAAAGAGACGGAAGTCCAGTAGCAGGGTATTTTAGGTTTAATACTACCAACACAGCGTTTGAAGGATATAATGGCTCAGCATGGACAAACTTTAACGATTTTGTTTTAATATCGTCAGCCACCGCTTCATCATCCGCCACTATTGATTTCACCTCGATTAGCAATTCAGTATATGACTCCTATAGACTTGTTATAAGGGATTTTTTACCTGCAACAAACAGTGTAAATTTGTTACTTCGAACATCAGCTGCCGGCGTATTTAGATCAACAGCCGATTACTCGTACCAAAACTTGCGCTGGACAACGGCGGCTGTGGGTTTTGGTGGATCAGCGGCTGGGGCAACAGGAATTATATTAGATGCGACTGGTGATGCTATGGTAAACACCAATCCCGGTAGTTGGATAGTAGACTTTTTTAATTGCTCAAATACAACAAAATCAAAGAAATGTATAAGCCAAGGATATTACTATGGTGCTACTCTTCTTGGGACCGTTGGCGGTGGGCAAAGCGCCCCAACTACTGCAGTGGACGGATTTAGACTATTAATGAGTTCTGGAAACATCGCATCTGGGACAGTTTACCTTTATGGAGCAAAAGCATAATGCTTACAAAAATAGTGGACGGAAAAACAGTGGTAATGTCCGATGAGGAAGAAACTAATATTAGACTGGAGTGGGCGTCCTATACGGGGCCAACCTACGCAGAGCTTCGTGCAAAAGCCTATCCATCAATACCAGACCAGCTAGACACCATATTTCACGATGGTCTTGATGCGTGGAGAGCTGGAATACAGGCTATAAAAAATAAATATCCGAAGGTGATAGCATGAGTAACTCTAGTTGCTATAGATAAAGGAGAATAAATTGGCTACTTCAGGAAGCACTAATTTTACACAGACTAAAAGTGATGTTATTAATGACGCCTTTCAAAATATTGGTGTTTATGGCTTAGGTAGAACAATATCTTCTGAAGATTTTAATTTTGCTAGTAATACATTAAATAAAATGATTAAAGCTTGGGGTTCTCAAGGATTACATCTTTGGACACGAGAAGAAAATACATTATTTTTAACTAAAGATCAAGCTTCATATACATTAGGCAGTACGGCTAATGCTTGTTTAGCTAGTGATGCAATCATTACTAGATTAAATGGGGTTTTAGCAGCAAGTGCCACATCTGTAACAGTAGATAGCACAACAGGAATGACTGTAGGAGATTATATTGGAATAGTCCTTACAAGTACAGCTGTTCATTATACTACTATAGCCACTATACCAACTTCTACTACATTAACATTGACCTCTGGTATTACCACTGCAGCTTCTGATAATGCTGAGGTATATACCTTTACTACTAAAATTAGTAAGCCACTAAGAATTTTAGGTTGTAGAAGAGCACAAGGTATTGATAATGGTGCTACTACATCTCTTACAGAAGTAGAAATGGCAGAAATTTCTTATTACGATTATATGAATCTTCCTAGTAAAACTAATTCTGGTCTTCCTAATCAATTTGCTTATGATCCAACAAATACTACAGGTATATTATATGTGTGGCAACGCCCTACTAGTGGTATCTATAGATTAAACTTTACCTCTGAAAGAATGATTGAAGATTTAGATGCAGTTGGTGATAATTTTGATTTTCCAAGTGAATGGCTTGAACCTATCACATGGCAATTATCATTAAGACTTTGCCCTGCTTTTGGTAAAGATCAAAAAATGATTAATAGTATTGCTCCTATAGCACAGAGTATGTTACAAAATTTATTAGATTGGGATAGTGAAGTTACTTCAGTATCTCTACAACCAGATATTGAGACTTAATATGGATCTAAGTATAAATGGTGGTTCATACGAACATTATTCACTTGCGACTAATAATCAACGGTGTATAAATGCTTATATTACAAACCCCGGACCTGAAGGTAGAGGAAAAGCAACTCTTATTTCTAGAGTAGGTAAAAAATTAATGACTACTCTTACTGGTGTATCAACAATTAGAGAAATGATATTTCTTGATGATGTTCTTTATGTTGTAGCAAGTAATAAATTTTTTAAAGTGGTAATTGATTATACAGCACACACTGCATCTTTTACAGAATTAGGGACAATTAATAATTATTCAGGGCTGGTATCAATAGCAGCTAATCCATATCAAATTATTATTGTTAACGGGACAACATCTGGATGGTTATATTCCCCTTTAAATTATAATGCTGTCACAGTTGGACCTATTGGAGGTACAGGAGGAGATACATATACATTAACAATTAATGGAACTCCAATATATACAGCATTTGCTGTAACTACTGCCCTAACTGTTGTAGCACTAATTACTAAAATCAATACACTGACAAGCACTACTAATATTACTGCAGCTAGCGGGGGTACAGGAATATTAACATTAACAGGAATTGATTCCACTCCTATAGTTATTACTGAGAGTGGAACAGGATTTACTGCAGGGACAGATGGTATCACTGTATCTACAGGCCCTTTTTCTACAGGAACAGCTAATGCTTTTGCTCAAATAATAGACCCTGATTTTCAAGGTGGAAGTTGTGTAGCATTTTTAGATGGTTATTTCTTTATTGCTGTTCCAGATAGTAATAGATTTTATGCTAGTCAAATAAATGATGGTTCGGCATATGATGCATTAGACCTTGCTACAGCAGAAATTAATAATAGTCCTATTGTATCTTTACAAGTTAAAAATAGACAATTATGGATATTTAAAAAAGATTACATAGAAGTATGGTATGATGCAGCTAATGCAACAGGAATGCCGTTAGCACCACGAATAGGCAGTGAACTATCTATTGGGTGTATTGCTCCTGCCTCAGTTATTAATATTGATAATACCTTATACTGGTTTGACAGTAGAAAATTTATTGCCATGGCTGTTGATTCATCTGCAGTAACTTCACAAACTACAGGTAATGCTGCAGTATCAGTAAGCACAGATGCTTTGAATAATATTTTTTCTGAATACGAAACAATTGAGGATGCTGTGGCTTGCGGTTATCAAGAACGTGGTCATTTAATGTATCAAATTACATTTCCAACAGAAAATAAAACATGGGTATATGATTTAACAACAAAAACTTGGCACGAACGAACATTTTATGATAGTACTTTTGATGTATATGATCCTGATTTGGCAGAAATGGCTGTAAGTAATAATGGATTAACAGTTGTTGGAAATAGAAATTCTTCTAAGTTATATATTTCACACCCAAATTATTTTAATGATGCGGGCACAGATATTTATTGTGTAAGATCAACGGCTCAAATTAATCAAGATTTTAAATATTTTGGTATTGATATGTTAGAATTATGTTGTACCACAGGATTAGCTAATTCCTCAGGAAGTGGATCAGATCCTATGATTAGTATGAGATATTCGAATGATGGTGGATATACTTGGAGTAATGAGCAAATGCGGTCATTAGGACAAATTGGTGAATATGGAAAAAGAATTATTTGGAATAGACTTGGGTCATCAGCGAATTGGATATTTGAATTTACAATTGTTGCTCCAATTAAGTGGTCTATTGTTAGTGGAAGCATAAATATTACAGAAATAGAGGTATAACATGAGCAAAATAATAGGCGAACCAATATTTTCTGCATTTGATAACAATGGAGATCCTTTAAATGGGGGTTTTGTATATAGTTATTCCGCAGGATCTTCTACACCATTAGCAACCTATCCTACATTAACAGATGCGGCTAATTCTACAAACGCCAATAGTAATCCTGTACAATTAAATAGTAGAGGTGAAGCTAATATTATTATTAAAGGATCTACTAAATTAATATTAAAAGATGCGTTGTTAAATACTATATGGACTGTAGATAATATTGCTGATGTTACATCTAATTCCTTTTCGGAAATTGTTGATGTCAATGGCAACCCAATTATTACTTTTACAGCAGTTGCTAGTGCTATTAATCGATTAGAAATTAGAAATAGTACAACAACAAATCCTCCTGTAGTTACAGTTACGGGTACAGATACTAATATTGGTCTTCAAGTTACAACTAAAGGCTCAGGAGTATTAGCTGTAACAGGTGCTACTACTGTAACTGGAAACACTACTATAACAGGCAATACTACTGTAACAGGCACTATACAAGCTACTGGTGCTATTTCTACAGCAAGTAATTTAACTGTAACAGGCAATGTAATTATTACAGATCATTTAGTTGGTTCATTATCTGGTGGCACATCTTTACCATTGGCTACTGGTGTCACAGGGAATTTAGCCGTTAGTAATTTAAATAGCGGTACATCTGCCTCTGCTTCTACATTTTGGAGGGGGGACGGTACATGGGCATCAGCCACTACAGGTAGTCTAGTATTATTAACATCTGCTTCAGCATCTAGTCAAGCCACAGTAGATTTTACAAGTTTAAGTTTATCTACTTATAGTGCACTTAGAATTATTGGTACTCAGATAAAACCTGTTAATAATAATGTTACATTATCTATGAGATATTCTACAGCAGGAACTTTTGATACAGGAAGTAATTATAAATCTTCTTTATTTAGAAATACTGATGTTGCCAGTGGTTTATCAGGAAGTACCGCTGGAACTACATCTATAGCTATTAATTCCACTAGTGATCCATTAGGAAATAGTACTTATAATACTCTTAACTTTGATTTATTACTTTATAATCCTGCAAATACTGTACAATATCATATGGCCACTTGGCATGCAGTATATTATTCTCAATCTAGTGCTTTACTTAGTGCACCAGGTTCTGCATTATATACTGCCTCAGTAACCGCAATAGATGGAGTAAGATTTTTTATGGATAGTGGAAATATATCTACAGGACTATTTTATGTCTATGGAATTAGAAATACTTAATTATATGATATAATAGCTATATGAAATTTGCTTTTAAAACCATAGACAATGTAAAAGCAGCACAATTTTTTTTAGAAGATCCTCTCCTATGCTTTATGGCACTAGGAGATGAAGCCCTAAAAGACTTTGATAATAATAGAGGATATAACCCTGCCCCATGTACAATAACAGGGATTTATCATAAAAATAAATTAATTTGTATAGTACAAGCAACATTATTTACGGAAAGTACTGTATCACTTCATTTATATTTAAAAAGTAATTTACACCATAGTGGTATATTAAAACCTTTACATATAGAATATGGTAAATATTTACAAAAATATTATCCAAATCTTAAAAAAGTTATGATAATTAGCCCTACACCTTGTAAACATGTACATGATGCTATAAAAGGATTGGGATTTAAACAAGAGGGTTGTTTAACTAAATCAATGATTTGGAGAGGACAATTGGTGGATTTACTTATTTTTGGTCGAGAATTACTTCCAAAAGTAGAAAATAAATTATTAATAGGTAATTAACAATGGCAAGTACTACACAATCTGCATCAGGCTTAGCAGGATCAACTAATGTTGCTAATGCTGGACCTAACTTAGTTTATAGTCAAGGCGGTGGTAAAACTAAAGAAGCAAAAGCCTTAAATTCTGCTATTCAAATAAATCCAAATAATATGGTAGATTTGTTAAAATCAGGACAACAAGCACAACAACAATATTATCAACAAGGACTACAATATTATACACAGGCTGTAAATACAGCTTCTCAGCAAATACAACAAAGTTATAATACAGCTAATGCTACATTACAACCTATTTCTATAGCTGGGCAACAAGCCATGGCAGAACAAATGAAAATGTTGGGATTACAACCTATTTCCCTTACTTCTAGTTATGCTAACAGACTTAATGGAATTGGGGTTAGTAATACTACCGATTTACAAAATCAAATTCAATCTGCTGAAAACCTTACAGATCCAGCAGCTCGTGCTGCGGCTAAACAAGATATTATTTCAAAACTTAATACTTTAAATACCCCTTTTGATTTAGCAGGAAAGAAAGCGGCCCTAGTTGCTCCTGATGAGCATCAATTAGCTTTACAGAATGTAAGAAATCAATATAATGCTGGACAACCATTTAGTCAAGAAGAAGCTTATTTATCTGACAAAAACATTGGGTTCACAGCAAGGAGAGATGCCGCAGCTTCCGCTGTTAGTATGAAACAAGATTATAATGCTAAAGTAGCTGATTTAGAGACTCAAAATGCTGCAGCTACGCTTACAGGAAATAAACTTCAAGGATTGACTAATGATTACAATCAATTCTACAGCCCTGAAAGTCAGAAAGCATATACAGGTGAAGAAGTTGGCGCAAAACTTGCTTCAACTCCAGGATATGCAAATCAATTAGCATCAGGAACTGCCGCCATTGCTAGACGAGGGGCTGCTGTTGGAATGTTAAATAGTGGTAATACATTAGCATCTTTACTTGAATATGGCCAAGGATTAGCTGCTAATACTTTTAGTCAATATATGGGAAATTTAAATTCTATTTCTGGTTTGGGAGCTCAATTTACTAATTCTATAGCTAATAACCAAGTAGGTGAAGGTGCTGCTCAATCTAGTTTAGCTACAGGTCTTGGTAGTGCTGGTGCACAAACGTATAATAATATTGGTAATTCTATAAATAGTAGTAATGCAGCCCAAGCTAATTTACTTCAACAAACTGCTCAAGCTAATGCTGCTTTCCAATATAATCAGAAACAAGCTAATTTAGATAGACAACAAGCTGCTAGTAATGCTGCTTTAGGTGCTACCGCCGGTATAATGAATGCTGGAACTAATGCAGCAGCATGGGGATATAATGTTTATCAAAATCAGCAACAAGCTAATTCTTTTGCTGCTAACTCAGGTGCATCATTTAGACCGTCTGGCTATTGGCAAGTATAGGTGACTTATGTTAAATCAAAATAGAAATTCTTCAGGATGGGTAGTCTAATATGTTAACAAAAACTGATTTACTTAGTACAGATCTTCCTAATGCAGATGCACGAGATGTACAATATCGAGCAACTAATCCTGCTCAACAAGCACCTATAGTTCCTGCTGGCGCTGATCCATCACTTGGTTGGATGCAGGGGGTCATGGCAGCTAAAGATCTTCAATTTAAACAAAATGAAGATGCTAATAGAAAAGGAATGTTAGATATTGCACAACATGGCGATATCAGAGAAGAACGTGTTTCTATGCACGGAGCAGAGTCTTTTGATTGGAAAAGACAAGATAGAGCCCAAGAACAATTTATTCAACAAGGAATGGCAACATCATTCCAACAAGGTGGTTATGAAGGAGTTATAGATTTCTTAGGGGCTAATGATCCTCAAAGAGCTATGGATTTTACTAAACAAAAATTAGAACTTGATGCTAGTATTATGGGCAATAAAGTAATGCAATCTTTAGTACCAAGTAAACAAGCAGAAGCTATGGTAGAAGGTTATAATGTAATAGGTAAAATGGGGCAGTCATTATTAAATGCTCCTGAACAAGATAGAAGTGGTATGTATCAACATATGTTACCTATTATTAAAACTATTAATCCTAACGCGTCTGATGGATTAGATTCTAATGCAATTAATATGTTTATGTTAGCTGCTGGACAAGCTATGCCAGAGAGTCAATTATTTGGTGCTCAGAGAGCTCAATTAACTTCTGAATCTGCTATGGGTAAACTAGATATTGATATTCGATCTAGATTGCAGAATGGTGAGACTATGGAAAATAGTCCATCACTTAGAGGAATGATTTCTGAATATAAACAGCATGAAGTTAATGCTGACTATAATAAGGAAAAATTAGACAGTATACAATATAAAAATATGATGGTTAATGCTGGACAAGCAAAAGACCAAGCACAAGCTAATGCAGCTAAATATCAAATTACTTCTAATATGAATTCTAAATTACAAGCTGAAAGTAAGAGATTTATAGAACTACAAGACCAAAAGAATACATTTGAAGGTGCTATGGATGCTATCGCTAGTGGTGGTGGTGGTGCTGCGCAAACAGCTGCTTATAGAAATGTCGCTATGATGTTTAATAAAGGCGCACTATCTGAACCTGACGTTGCTGCATTTGCTAATAGTGATAATACTGTTGCAGTTGCCAGAAAGAAATTAGAAAGTGTATATAGCCCTAACGGTATTCAAGCATTAAACCCTACAGAAATTCAAAGACTTAGAATATTAGTTGATAAAGTATATGAAAAAGCTTCTATTAAGCAACAAACTATAAATGATAGGTATAAAGGAATGGCACAGAAATTTGGTGTTGATGAAAAAGATTTGTCAATATATGATCCTTCTTCTCCTAATGACTGGATGCAACCTAATGTCCCACCAGATATTGCTGAACAGGCTCGTGCTGCTGTAGCAGCGGGCGCTAGTAAAGCTGCTGTAAATCAGAGAGTTAAAGAATTACTAAAAGGAAATCAATAATGGGTTCTTTTGATGATTTAATTCCTAAACAGCCAGATACAAGTTCTCCTGAAGTTAACACTACTCCAGATAATTCTGTTGCTTCGCCTAAAAATCAATTTCAAGATTTAGTTCCTAAACAAGAAGCACAACAAGAGCCAGTACATAATAGTGCTTTTATGTCTGCTATAGACGGCTGGAATAGGGCTTTTGGTAGAACTGCTGAAGGCGGATTACAATTATTATCTAATTATCTCCCAGATAAATTTAATAAAGCTGTTACACAATTGAATCAACAAAAAGAAAGAGAATATGCCCAAGATCTTATAGATCATCCAGTAGCTTCAAAAATAGGGGAGTTTTCAGGATATATTGGACAAGAGGCCTTATTACCAGTAGCTAAAGCTAATCTTGCTACTAAAATAGCATCTTATGCTGCTACAGGTGGAACTTTAATGGGGAGTCAATATGGATCTCCAGAACAAAGACAAGAAAGAGGCTTATATGGGGCTGCAATGTCTGGCGTATTTGGGGCTGCAGGTGAACTAGGCTGGATGGGTGCTAAATCCTTATTAAATTCCACGGCTGAATCTTCTCCAGGTTTATTAAGGAAATTATTCAAACCAGAAGATGCTGCCACACAGGAAATTGCTTCTAATATTAGTAATACAACTAATTTAAACAATACGTTAGTTAGAGGACAAGCTGCTGACAGAGTCGGTGTAACATTAACTCCAGGAGAAACTGTGGGAGGTAATATATTACCTCAGGCAGAGAAAGGATATTTAGTTTCTCAACAAAGTAAACTAGAAGCAGCTAAATATTTAAATGACAGATCTAGTGTATTAAAAACAAAAGTTAAAGACCTTATAGATAATTTTGTTCCTGAAGGTGATGAAGTAGCTAAAACAACTAAAGCTAAAATGTATGAAGACTTAGCACCCTTACAAGCTACTCCTCAAACATCAGAAGCTTTATTAAGTCATCCTGTAATTTCTAATGAACTTCAAGCACTAAATAAAAATCCTTTGATGCCTCAAGCTTTAAAAGAAATGCCTGATAACAGCGTATTAAAACTTGATGCCGTAAAAAAAGAGATTGATAGTCAATTATATAATAATAAAACATTTTTAAATGGAAATGAAAAAACAATATCAGCTTCTGAAAAATCTGTTTTACAAGATGCTAGAGCACAGATTGTTGATAGATTAGATAGTGAATATCCTCAATATGCTCAAGCTAGGAAAATAGCTGAAAGACTTACATTAAAGAGTCAGATTAATAAAGAATTAGGAATGATTAAACCAGAACCTAGAGCTATAAATGGTGAGGTTACTTTAGATCAGATGTATAATAAATTATGGAGCACTCCTGAAAAACAATCTAGATTTATAGAAGCTGTTAAACGTACCGGTGGTAATGACTATCAAGCTTCTGATGTAATACAAGTATTAAATCAGATTAGACAATCGCCTTTAGAATCATTGCTTAAAGCAAAACCAGAAGGCGTTAATGCAGGTACTTCTATAAGAGGAAATCTTATGAATGGATCTGCGACTATCTTTAGTCGTCTTTCAAGTTTCGTAGATGATCTTACACTAGGTAGATATAATAAAGCATTGGTTGATTTAACAATTAATGGGAAATGGAAACCGGACGTTGCTAAATTAATGTCTAAACCAAATGAACAAACATTATTAATGACATTTAAAAAAGTTTTAGATAAAGTATCTATTGCTGGTCCTGGTATGTCTGCAAGACGTGTTGCTCATATATTTGATGGTAGTGGTCCACAAGGTTTTACAGATACTTATTTAGCACCGCCAGGTGATTCTTATTTAGACGACAAGTCTAAAAAGTAGTTTCATTATAAACGCACCAGATAACAAGTGCTGCAGTTAAGAAACCTAGTCCCGCTAATGGGACTAGGACACCAATACCTAAAGCTATCATCATTACAGTTGGCATAGTTTAGTCCTTTTTATTTGCAATCAAGTCTTTAAGTTCTGCTTCAAAGATTCTAGATTTTGGTTTTGGTTTTGGTGCTACAACCTCCCATTCGTAATCAAATTCTATTTCTTGAGCCAATTTCAAGACTTCTTTCCTAAGTATTCTAACACCCATCTTAGATTTTACAGCTTTATTAATTATATCCTCTTCTTCTTTAACAGACAAGGTGAAGTTTGGGCAATTAAAATGTTTCAATTCTTTTCTCATATTTGGAAGAATAAGAGTTCTCAATATCTTCTTATAATCAGCCTTTTCCAATTTGTCAAGAGGTACGATATTATGAATACGACCTACTAATTCCGGAAGTAGTCCATATTTAATAACTTCTTGTTCCAAATCAAATTCATTATTTACTTCATGTACTTCTGTTTTAAAGCCAATAGATCTTTTATTACTTTCTTTACTAAGAGTCATTTTATCAAATGCGCCGGCAAAGATAAATGAAAGATTGGCCAATTCAGTAGTGTTCTCAAACAGAGATAGAAACCCTGCTTGTACATGTTGGTTCCAACTACCAGTGCTGTCGAATGCTTTGGCTAGTTTATCTACTTCATCGATAAACACAACCATTTGATCTAGAGCACCATCTTTAGAAAAGTATATTTCTGGCTTTTCTTCTACCAACCTAGACGCTTCTTTTTTAAGAGTTTTAATCAGTCTATCAACACTAAATCCATCAGACGCGTTAGTAGGTGCTAATTGGTTGGCATCTATACAAACCAAAGGAAAATCACAAATCTTAGACAAAGATTGAACCAAATGGGTTTTACCTGTACCACTATTACCAATCAATAGACAGTTAACATTCTTAACTAAATCGTCCTGAGCTACAGGTGTTTCAGCATGCCATATTTGGTGATAACGCATCTTAGAACGATTGACTAGTGTAATCAAAGCCATTTTAGCTGCTTTGTGTCCATATACCACTTGGTCTAGTTCTTTAAGAATAGTCTCGTTACTTCTAGAGTACAGCATATCATTTCCTTTTGTTGTATATATTATATATAATAACATATATTTGGAAGAATTGCTAGATGATTTTTAACTCTTTCAAGCGTTTTTTACATGAGCGGAGTTTGTTGAATTGATCAAAAGTATTAATGCCATAACTAAGTGAATCAGAAAGCGTCCCCATTGTGCTATTAGCCTGCATTAGATGGCCCAGGGTCATCGTTGTACTAAAGTACTCTGGTGCTATGATGAGCAAGGGGATAATCACGCCGAGTTGTCCGTAGAAGCTCTGGAAGTACTGTAGATGCTTGAGTTTCTTCGCTAGTTTTAGTTGAATGTCAATACATTTACGAAAATTTAATTTTGTCAAGGAATTTCTATATGTAGCTTCTAGCATTTGATTTTTATAATTAAGGTGGACTAATGGTGCCCCAATATAATGAGCAATGACAGTGGATAGAATACTATAACCTATTATCCATATTAGCCACACAGAATTAAAGTTGAATATGATTGATAAAGAGAATAAGAGAACATACAGGAAAGCCTTAAAAGCACCGCCGCCTAATACAATACATAAGTTAGGGTAGTCAAAACAATCAGCTTGAATTCTTTGAGAAACGTTTTCTATTTTTGATGTCTTAAATTTATTAGCTAAAGCGCTAAGTTTCTCTCTCCAAGAAATAGCTGCTCTTGTTCCAAAATAAACACTGGAGGATGTTACAAAACAAAGAACTAGGGTTAATACGGCAAATATACCTAAATAAAAAAAGAATCCATGAATATCTTTAGTAGATATTGCATTCCAGAAATGTTCTCTCCAGAATGTCAAGCCTAAGACTAATAATACTTCTAATATATTTACTAGTCCTAGGGCAGTGAGCCATTTTATCATTTGCAGATCCCGACTAATCGTTCGTGCTCTAATTTAGCAATACAATTTAATACACCTTGTTCAAGTCCCTGAGTATAAATATACTGTAATTGGTCAGAAAGAATCTTTTCACCCTCACTAATAGATGAAGCTGTTTTAATGTCGTCAACTAATGATTCTGCCATTAAATCGAAATAAAAATTCTTTGATCCTGCCATTAAATCGTAATTTAAATCCTGTTTCATATAAGCACTCCTTATTTATTGACTTTACGGCAGTCTTCACTGCAATACCATAAGTCATTGACTAGTTAACATCCTCTTGTTTACTAATAAATTGTCTATCGTATAATTCTAGTGTGTGTGCTAAATGGTCTATCGTTTGTAAAGCATTAGCAAGTAATATAGCTTTACCATTTAGAATATCTGCCTTATTATCTGTTACTTCTTCTTGGTAGTAATCTTTAAGTCTTTTTTTGAGTAGTACTACTTCAAATAATATGTAGTCATAGTTTTCATTATACATAAATATCTCCTTTTTCTCATTATAATATATTTATAACTATTTGTCAATAACCAATTCTAGTGTGCTATATGCTTTATATATAAATGATATGGCAGCTTTTAATGCAAATTTATCTTCAATACTAAGTATCGGAGCACAAGCTAAATACCCTAATTGTCCATTTAACGATTTTAATGAATCTCGCACAGACTTAATTGAAATGTCATCCTTAATTTCTTCTTCTTTTTTATATAATAAGAAAGTCATATTAATCCTTCTCCCAACATAGAAAACATAATATATTTATCTAACTGATCGCTAAGCCTAGTTTTTAATATAGATTCTAAATTATGATTATTTAGTTTTAAAGAACCAGGATTTTGTATATTTAGTACTAAACCAAATATCATGTAGCTGTTAATTTTATGAAGGAGCATGGAACCCGCACATGTTATTAATTGGTCGTATGTGTATATAACGCCCCTTCTCTTTTTTAGTTTGTATATAGATGAAGGCAGGCATCTAACAGTAAGTTCTTCACGACCCCCTGCCTTGATTTCTACTACATAATACAGCTTAGTCATTATGATAACCTCGTCTTACTTGTCATTTTAATAGGTGTTCTACCAGCATAACACATACAGTCTTTACATTGATATGTTTGCCATAAGGTCTTACCTGATGCTTTAGTTCCCCATTTTGTTAAATTACTTCCATTACAATGTCTACAAGTAATGTCCGTAGCAGAGTTGTAAAGTGTAGCAAGATTTAATTTGGGTTCAAAATGTTTTTTAAGTTTGTTCCACAGAGTACGAGTATCACATGTATCTTTCTTACCATAGAAACACATCTTATCCATTGCTTTTTTACCAACTTTTAATATATCATCTATAGATGTTCTATATTGGTTATTGCATACAGCATTTATACTGACTTCATCTAAGCGTTTATCTTGTAATAATTTTTGAACATCAAAATATCTATCAATATCAATCCAATCTTGAAGTTCCATTTTAACCTTACCACCTAGGCCTAATTGCGCAGATATATAATCTAACGATTGTGAGGGAAGTCTAAAATATCTCCTCATTTGTTTTTCTAAGTCGTCTGCGTATTTAGACCAAGACGGATTACCTGGAAGACCTTGCAACATTCTATGTGCATTAAGAATTTTAACGTCAAATCTATCACTATTCTTACCAATAGTGTGATCGGCTTTTTCAAGTAATAGATCAAACTCTTTCATCATTTGTTCTGTACCGCCTTCTGGTGTCCATTTAATAATTTGTACAGGGTCATCATTCCAGCAATATGTAATACAAATTAATTCCCACATGTTTTTATTAGGAAGTAATTGTTGATGTCGAATATGATTTTCGCCGCAACCCCAGACATAAGCTTGTAGCGGAAGCGATTCTAAATCATAAAAGAGAATTAAAGGCTTTTTAACACCACCTTGTACTTTATTCATTAATTACTCCTAAAAGGATTATTTATAGAATACTATAAAAATTTGTTTGTGTCAACATTAATTATTAATAAGGTATTTTAATGTATCTTTGATATGTAAAATATAGTCTTTTAAAAACCCTTTAGATGGTTTTAAATTTAATTTTTTTCTAAAGACATTTTCTAAAGTTGTTAAAGGGCACTCATCCGGACTAAATATTACTCGTATAACTAAAGCAATAAGAGTTATAGCGACAAACCACGGTATAAATAAAAAACTAATTAAACAAGTAAGCACAAAACTTAAAAAAGTTACATAATGAAGTAATACAACAAGGCATAAAACTAATTTAGTTAATTTCATTCTTAATCCCAAAAAAATGGCAAGTGTTTATGTAAATATGTCCAAGCTTCTTTCTGTCTATTTTTCTCTATTTCTTTTACTCTTTTAGACGCTACTTCATATAGTTTATCAAAATACTTTTCTGAATGTTTATATGTATGTTTTAATGTATTATTTTGTCTTATAAGTGGATTAATTTTAAATAAATAGTTTATACTTTTATCATCATAATAGTTATAAGCAGTTTTTAATTTATGTGCTGCATAAATAGCTCTTCTTCCATGCTTTTTACTATTAACACAGTTTCCGTATTTAATCATTGTATTTCCTGTAACCTCTAAACTTTTAGAAAATAAATCAATATTATATTGATAATCCCAACATCTAAAATTCCAAGCAGCAGGGATCATCCATTTAAGATTGTCTTTAAAAGCTTTAAGATTATAATAAAAATCTATTAATTTTTTCATTGTTTATCTATCCAATTAAATATAGTTCTAAATAATCTATAAGTAACATAAAACATTATAAACATTGGTCCTGCTATTGATACTAATAAAACACCATCTGGACCAAATACATTGAGTAGCACTAAAGCTATTATAATAGGAATTGCTAAATAATTCATTATAGTTTCTCCTTATTCTTTTCATTATACGTTAATTTTTTATGGCAGTCAAGACATAAAATTTCAAATCCATCTTTTTCACAGAATAGTCGTTGACAAAATGGTCCAATATCACCAAAACTTTTAAGACTGCCACAGGGAATTATATGATTAACTTCTACATGTGCTCTTATAAACCATTGTTTACATGTTTTACATGGATATTCCCATTTACTTCTCCCTCCATTCTCTTTAGGTCTTCTAATTTCTGCTAATACTTCATTCTTTGGTCTCCATCGAATAGACATTCGTCTTAAACCTGAACGTATCCATCCAAAGAAGGCTGCCTCAGTCATCGATCCACCATTAAATGGTCTATCTTTTAATTTTTTCATTCGTCCACTTAATCCAACTGTATACATTCATGCAGGCATACATACCCGCTGTAAATATTAAGCCATAGCTTTTAGTGCTGTAGCCTATGTATGCCAAGGATAATTCTGCTAGAATAAAGATGACAAAGCCCCATTTGTTTTTATTAGCAATACATAGCATGCCTATAAGGGCACTAAAGAACACGGCTATATTTGCTATAAGGAGCATTAAAGTCATAGATTTTCCCCGCCCCATCGACTAAGTCTACTTCTTTCACAGTCTTTTAGATAAACAGCTTTAATAAAGTCTTCATTCCCAATTCTAGATTCTAGAATTGTAAGGGCATTGTTGTGAATAGTTAGTTTTCGATTATCAATCTGTGAGGTGTCGCCTAGACATACAATTTTAGAGTTTTCACCTATGCGGGTGATAATAACCTTTAATTGCTGTGGTGTGAGATTCTGCACTTCGTCGATAATTACAAATCTACCGCGTAAACTTCTACCACGAATATGTTGAATAGAGATTGTTTTTATCTTACTTTCTATAATAGATTGTGTAGTTTTAGAGTCTCCTACTAACATCTCTAAGTTATCCATTAAAGCACCCATCCAAGGCAATAGTTTTTCCTCTAATTCCCCTGGTAAATGTCCTAAATCCTCACCGACGCCTGTAGGTCCTCGAGTAAATATTATCTCTTTATACATGTGTTGCTCTATAACCAATTCTAATGCACTTGCAAGCGATAATAAGGTCTTACCACTACCTGCCCCACCATTAAGCACTACGAGCTCCACAGAAGGGTCTGTCAAGTATTTTAAAGCGACTTTTTGCTCTTCATTTTTTGGGGTAATACCCCACACTTTATAACTCATACTCTTCTCCAAACTCTGTTAAATTTAATGTTGCTGATTGTTTGCTCACACACACCAAATATTCGAGCGATAGTTCTTTGGTTTAATACAGCTTTTTTTAATAATACTTTTATCTGCACAACATCTTTTTCTGTTAATTTTGCATTACAATGGGCTTCTCCAATCCCAGTTATCTAATAAATTTTATACTGTTTTTGTGGCAATACCCCACACTCAAACCAGTATAAGGCATTATCAATACTATATATTCCATTATTTGCAGCTAGCATGATAGCTAAATAACCGGCATTGTGTAGTGCTGGTTTTAATTTCTTATAAACACCAGCTTTTGTTAAGTATACATTTCCCTTCTTTGTTACAAAATAATTTGGGTGGTTAGGTAGGGGATAATATTTTAAAGCTTCTTCTTGTTCTGGGTTTTTTAAGCGTATGCCCCAAGTTTTAATGTTCATTATAAGTCTCCATCATTATTAATTTCGGCAACTATTTTGGCGCTAAATTGACATGCTAAGAGAAAAGATTTAAAATCTTCTAAAATTTCATCTATTGTTTGATGTTGTCCAGACACTAAGACTTTTCTATAGCCTTCTACATCTATATCACCTTCCATAATAAAAGTATATTTATCTGAGATCATTTAAATAATCCTCACCGTTACGTTTCTGATTATCAACAATATATAAGAGATTAGCGATTTCATATAGTTTTTCTTTATATTCATCCTTATAATGATTATAATACATTTCTGTAACAATAGCAAGCATTTCTTTCTCTGTTTTAGCCTTGCTTAATAGCTTTGATGACTTGACAGGTCCAATGTTAGGTATTCCTGGTATATTATCGACATTGTCACCTGTAAGCATTTGGTGAAAGAAGAAAGCTTTTCCTGTCCCTCTTTGACCATCCATGGGTAAAACACCAATACTATCATTTACTACATATCTTTCTTGTTTAACCCAGTGATAATGTTTTCCTTCTATCATAGAAATGTCTTTGTCTATGTGGGATGCAATAGTGTTGTCTGTTTGATACATCCCCAAGGCATCGTCAGCCTCAAATCCATCTATTTCCTGTGCACCCCAATGCTTAATTAAATACTCTCTAATAGAGGCATAATGAAGGGGTCTAGCGGGGCGATTGGCTTTATAACCTAGCCCTTTAGGACCAGGTGTTTTAGCAAGCTTAAAACGAAAATTAGAGCCATTAGAAGGAGAGAGCCATAAATTAAGGGCTCCAATGTTATTTAATGATTTTAATTGGGATTTTACAATATAAATCGCATGTTCTAAAGGTTCTGTTATTTTATATCCTTCTAAAGAGAATTCTTTTAGAGCTAACGTCTTGACTTTTTGAATAATTTGTGATTTAGTGTGTTTATTACCAAAATCATAGGTTTTCTTAGGGGTTACTAATTTATAAGCCTGTTTTTCGACTGCAAATGCGGAGCGATAGAGAATTTCATCGGCTTCTATATTTAATAGTAATTTACTCATAATCCCTCACTCGAATCATGGCCTAATTTATCAAACATATCATCAACATCTTTACATCTTACAATTCCTTCACCCTTTCTAGCCTCCTCAATAGCTTTAGCCGTTTCTTTATTAGGATCAAGTTGCTTTCTTGATACCAACTCATTAAATATTGCTTTTATATTAAGAATAAGATTGGACATAATTCACCTTTAATATAAAGGGCGCAATTAGAGCGCCCTTCCTTAGGTATTATTAAAGTTCAATTTCTAATGATTCAAAATCATCATCTAAGTCATCTAAAGATGAATCTGCTTTAATTGACTGAGTAATTGTTTTTGTTTGACTGGGTTTTGACTCATTAGGTTTATTATACTCTCCTGATTTAACCTCCTGCTCTAATGCCATACTAAGTTTTAGAAGTTCTCTAGCTACTTTACCCACTTGTTCTACACTTGTTTTAGTGCCTTGTTGGGCAACAACAATAGCTACAGCATCGTGTAATGTAGCGCCTACTTTAACACCGGCTTCATTATATGGTGTTTTAGTTGCAAAAGAATTTCCGCCCCCTCCTCCGTTAAATGCGGGTTTGTTAAATGCGGGTTTAGGTTTAGATGTAAAAGTACTGGCCGCCTTAATTTCTTTTAAATTCCAGAAACCTTGAGGAGCCCCTTCTTTTTGTGCAAAGACTTTAACTAAGACAAGTTCATCTCCATTTTTAGCTGCGGATTTTAGCAGTTCTTTTTCTTCATTAGAGAAATTACTTGTCAACTTGGAGGCTGTAGATGCTTGGTTACTGTCATTATCTGTACGAATGTAGTTAATAGTAATTTTATCTACTTTAGTACCTTCTCCAGTACGTTCGTAGCCCGTAATTTTACCTTTTTGTTGTGATTCCTGTCCATTCGTGAAAACCATATAGTTATCTCCTTAGTTCATGTTATCAAACTCTTTTAAAATACCGGTAAGAACGTTGGCTACTGTAGCATACAATAAAATTGTATGACTGCCTACAAATAGCCCCGTTATTACACAGCTTAGCGAAACAAAGTATAAGTATCTATGTAATTTTATATTATGCTTCATAATTTTCCATTAAGTAGAAGTTATTACCTACTTTTACATCTACTTTAAATTTAAAAGGGGCGTCTTTCTTTAAATACTTTTTAAATAAAGTCGGTATATCCTCCATTATACCTTTAATTTTAGGGACTGTCAAGCTTAATTTATCTTCTTTTACGTAAAACTCAATACTATCATGCACCTGATTAATCATCTTAACATCGTCATTATTCAATGATAGAATGTATTGAAAGATTTCACTAGTTGCAAGAGCTACAACATCTGCTGCACCGCCTTGTACCGCATAGTTCTTCATCTGTGTAGGTGAGAAACCTGCTCTTACCTTTCCAAATTTATCATATTGTCCCATTTCTTCAAATGCATATCGCTTACCTGTAATAGATTGGTAATAACCAATATCTCTAAATCTATCATTTATGTAATCTGCGTTTAATTTATCTTTCATAATCGGAAGCAATTCTATTCCACCAATAAATCTTTTAGAGTACTTATTAAACCCTTTTCGAAAATTAGGTATGTGTTTAGATAATGAAGGAAATTTATTACTGTTTACAGTACTAACTACTTTATCATTAAATTCTTTAACGCAAGGATAATCTTCATCTTCTTTGGTAAAGATCTTTTTAATAACATCCTCATCTAATCCTGTAGACAGGGCTAGTTTTTTAGGTGAAGCACCATAGGCTTTTTGATAACTAATAGTCTTAGCTTTACTACGCTTTAATTCCCATTCTGGTAATTTATCTATTTTACACAATTTGTATACGTCATTATAGGCCATATCTTCTGCGTAAGAAAGGCGTAATATATGAAAATCAACTCCGTCTAATAGGTCATTAGTAAGTTTAGGATCTTCACTAATCATTGCTAGAATATAAATTTCTAGCTGACTAAAATCTATAGACACACATTTGTAACCGACTAGTGCTATGAATTGATTTTTAATATATTTCTCCATGCCTCCTTTACTTGTAATGTTTTGTAAATTAGGTTTAGATGAACTTAAACGCCCAGTTGTTGTAGCTGTATTATTGTAGTGTGGGTACAATATCCCGTCAATAGAATAGTTAAGAAATGGCTCAAGATAAGTTGAGCACACTTTCTCCACTTTCATAGACAGTTTTTGTAATTTACAATATTGTTTAACTAATGGATCTTCAATTGTATTAGAAATTTTTTCAATAATTTCAGCACCAGTTCTATACCTGCCGTTTACTTCACTAGGTGATGTTAGTGTTATGGGCAAGTTAAATCCGTGAATTTCTATATTAGTTTCAATAATTTTAGTCTTGGGTTTACCATTTTTATAAAATCCAGCGTCTTCTCGTTTCTTACATTTAATACTTCCACCAAACAACAGGGCACTCTTATGTGTAGGAGACTGTATATTAAATGGTGGTAAGTCTGGATCAGACCAGAATTGGCTAACAATCTCTTCGGACTTTTGTAAAAACTCTATAGATTTAAGTTTCAAAGCTTTTAATGTTTTTTCTGTATTTATTAGGTCAACTTTAATCCCTGTAGTCATTGTAGATACTAAGGCCAACATATACATGTTATATGTTTTAATAACATCTACCATACCGAGTCTTTTAGCTCTTTCTATTTGTTTAACAGCTATTTCAAATGTAGAACTGCCGTCTCCATAACAGTATTTATTAAATAATTCAAATATTCTTTTATGACTGTTTTTATGTGTTATGATTACATCAGCACCAATCCCTTTTTTAAATAGTTTAGAAATTCTATCTTCTTTTACTTTTTTATCTAAATAGATTAATTGCAGTTCTGCAAGGGAAGCAAATGCATGTCGTTGTCCAGACATAAGATATTCAGCAATTTGAGTATCCCAAGTAAAGCCCCCTCTTTTAATAAAGGCTTGAAAAGACTTGTCATGCCATATGTAAGCTAAATCGAATGGTGCATTATGTGCGATAATACAATCGGATTGTTCTAAAGCTTTGACGCAACCTTCAGACAAGGTTCTTTTGAATCCTTGTAGATTATGCTCTACATTAATAGCTTTAGGATGTGTCCCATAAATTAATGTGTATATATCATTTTTAGGATCACGAAATGTGCCTGAATGGATAGTTTTTCCAATGCTGGTTTCTGTATCTAGAACACAAAATTTAGTCATTTGTCTCTCCATTACCATCAATTTTGTTTTACATGACTCCAAATTTCACCTGTCCAAATACGATAAATTAAAGAAGAATGAACCTTATATAAAGCTGCAATTTTAGGGCCTGACAACTTTCCTTGATAGTTTCTTATTTCTCTAACTTTAATATCTGTTAATTTAGAATTAGGCCGAGATTCACCCTTCACTCTTGAACATCTCCCTTTAAGCATCTTATCTCTATTATTATCTGCAACAGTTCCTAAAAATAAATGTTGCAAATTTAAACATTTAGGATTATCACATTTATGACATACAAGTAATTTTTCTGGTATAGGACCATTGTGTCTAATCCAAACAGCTCGATGTAATAATCGTGCATAATTATTTCCTACGTATGTTTTACCTACTCTAGCATATCCCCATTCATTAACAACTTTAGTAAATTCTACACAATTATTTTCATTATTTAATAAAGTATTAGTTTTAATATAATGATCAAATCTACTATGATCTACCATGCAAGTTCCTCGTAACTACTATATTTAGGATTAATCTGACATGTAAATTTAATAGGTTCCCCACGTTTTACTTTAGGGGTACTAATAAATCTCAAATGTGGATTACTAGGTTCTCTACCAATACCAATAAAAGTTTCGGCTGAAGCCACTTTAGCTTTACAACCTAATACATCTTGTTCACTTAAGAAGCGTTTAGTCTTTTCTTCGCCAGTTTCTTTATCAAAGTATCCTGTATTACCTGATTGTGTAGTTCCTATAATTGGGCAGGAACTAAGTGAAATTCTTCTAACACTATCGTACAATTTCTTCAACGATATAGCATCCTCTTCATTAGCTAATGAATCTAACATATCGATAATAACTAATGATGGATTATATTTTCTAATCTTTTGTTCTACGAAATCCAATTGTTGTATTCCTAATTGAAATACAACAAATTTATCAATATCATATTCTTCTATGAATTTAGCACGAATTTCAGTACGTTTTTCAACAATTTCTTCCATACCTTCTTTATATACATCTCTATATAAATTAGACCAAAATCTACCATAAATATCTGCGGGCGTTCCTTCGCTATTAAAATAAAGAATAGGGCCTGAGTCTTTTACATTAGATAAATGTTTAAAAGCATGTACTGCCTCAGATATAGTAAATGCTGATTTACCAGTATTTTTATCGGCAGCTATAACAACAAACTGCCCTTGAATTAATCCTCCTAAACTATTTTGTAATTCAGGAAGAAAGTAAGGAATACCCTTAGATTTATCTAGTATTTCTAAATCAACAGTAGTGGCTGTAATAGCATCAGGGTCAACAGCATTGTGTGTTAATGTGAAAGTTGTTGATTCAAATTTATCTAAAATATTTCGTAATTCTGTAATATTTAAATTATTAATATTTTTATTTAAATCCTCAATAGCAATTTGTTTTATAAAGTTAACTAGGCAAGACTCTCTTGATTCAGGAGCCGCATTCTTAATTGCGGGAAATACATAATCTTTATAGTAATCTAATTCTTCATTTGATAAATCTTTATAATGCCAGTTTTGAGAAAATTCTGTGTAGAATAAACCAAAATCTATGTGTTCGTGGTTCGCGAACTGAGAATAATATTTCTTATAATCTTGTAAGATTAGTTTAGTGTCAGGAAGGAGTCTTTTAATATCTAAGAGATAAATATAACTGTCATAATCAGCTTTAAACGACAGTATGTTTAACAAAGCTGCTTCTAAAGCTACATCTGGACTAACTATATTTATGTTGTTCATTATAACCTTATAGTGTGATGTCTATAGGGTTATAATAACATTTATCTACATTTGTGTCAAGGTTTATTAGATATAATAGCATATAAATAAACTAAAGTTTAATTTAAAATAAAATATTCGAGGAATGCTAGAATTTTTAAATAAAATTAAAACTTATATATTAAATGACACATTGGAAAATCCATACTAGCTTCTCTAGTATCTAAAGGAGGGTGAATATTGTCAAGACTAATAGTTTCATGACCATATTTATCAATCATTCGTTGCCAAAGGGCCTCACCTGCACATGGGTCATAACCAGCACGCAAAGCTAAATAAACACCATATCGATCAGCGTTTGATTCATTAATAGTAGGAGATATAACGGGAATATCCCAATTTAATAAATGTCCTAGCATAACATGACCAATTTCATGGCCTAAAATAATAGCCATTTCATCGTCTGTTTGTAGAAATTCTAGCATCGCTGTCGTGATTGTAACTGTTTTGCCGTCTGTGTATGCATTGATTTCGTCACTTTCATCCACAACTAGCGCAGGAAATTTAACACCACTATCTGTATACGCTTGAAGGGTCATAAAAACAGCGTTAGCATGTTGTAGTTTTGTTTTTATATCCATTTTGGCTGATTTAAATGCGAAAACACTAGCAAGACTTAGTGTAACTAGAGATATTATAAGGATTCTGATATATTTATATTGAAA